AATTGGAGACGGGATGAGCCAGAGTTTCAGCAACAAATGGAATCAATTATCGCTGGCCCTGGTTCAGATAAATTAGAATCAGTGGCTCTAGACCACGCGATAAACGGGGTAAAAAAACCGATTACCTGGCAAGGAAGGGTCACCGATGAGTATACAGAGTACGATCATACATTACTCATAAAGATGTTGGAACGTAGACGGCCCACCGTACAAAAAACTGAAGTAACAATCAATAACCTTGCCGATAGATTGCGAGACGCCAGAGAGCGTGTCATCAAAGCCACTACGCGGCCCATTGAAGCAGAGTTTACGGCCATAGATGATAAGCCGGTTGACTCACCTTCCGCCGATCCACCAAACGCATAGATTGAACAAGCCATGCCGCCATATCCGCCCACCCCCTAAACCCATCGTTGTTTTTCCTGGTTAAAAAAATCCCCCAATTCACCACCAGACCCCCCTACCTCCGGGTTTGACGGGGGGTGGTAAAGATATATCCCCCCAAAACGAGTGGTTCTAATTTTTATGGATTTAAAATGTGTTATGTCGTAAAACCGTTTACCAGTAATAGGAAAAGAAGATTCCATTACAAAATAACGAAAAAATAACAAAAGCATAACGCATGAAAATCTATAGCCAGTAAGGGATTTGGGGGGTAGTGTAGTAGTAGTAATAAAAAAAATATATATATATACCCCCCTAAGGAGAAAAATCAGTGAGAGGATATAGGTGGGGGTGTGTTGGTATTTTGGGATTTCGTAACAGAGTGAAAATCAGTTTTCTTGTTACCTGTAGATAAAAATGGAGGCGTTACACACGTTATAAAGGCGTAACGTGATGGTTTTTTGCTATATAAAAAATGGGTTTTAAAAAAATAATAAGGGAATGTTGCGTTACGTTTTTGTTATGCGGTGAAATGATAACAGATATAAAGGGTTTGAAGTGTTGGGGATGATGTGTTAGTATGCGTGATATGAACAGCATAGACGAAAAGATAATCAACGAGGTGGCAACGTTTACACACGATCCACTTGGATATGTGAATTGGGCGTTTGATTGGGGAAAAGGGGAGCTTGAGTATTCTCCGGGGCCAAGAACCTGGCAGAAGGATATATTAAAAACGATTGGTGAGGAGTTGAGGAAGAATCAGGGAAAGAAAAACCAGGTGGTTAAGATTGCGATAGCCAGCGGCCACGGTATCGGAAAAAGCTGTTTGATGGCTCTGGTTAATTGTTGGGGGCTTTCCACGCTTGAAGATTGCCGTGGACGTGTGACGGCGAATACAGGAAACCAGTTAAAGAGTACTACGTGGGCTGAATTGTCGAAGTGGTGGGCTAGGATGCTGAATAAAGATTGGTTTACGGTTACGGCTACCGGATTTTATTCTAACGTGCCGGATCATAATCTTAACTGGCGCACTGATGCCGTGGTATGGCGGGAAAACTCAACGGAAGGGTTTGCGGGATTACACAACAAGGGTCGCAGAATTATCATTGAGGTTGATGAGGCTTCGGGTGTACCCCAAGCTGTTTTTGATGTTATTGATTCGTTTACATTCGAGGAATCTACAGAAATTATTATTTTGGTATTCGGAAACCCCACACGAAATTCTGGGCCGTTTTATGATATTTTTCATAAAAATAAAGCGGCATGGATTACCAAACAAATTGATAGCCGTACCGTCGAGGGTGCTAACCAAGAGGAAATCGCGAAACAAATTGAACTTCATGGCATAGACTCGAATTGGGTTAAAACAAGGATTTTGGGAGAGTTTAGTAATACATCATCCATGCAGTTTATTCCAACGGATTTGGTAAAAGAAGCTAGAATGAAAGACGCGACATCAACCAATAATGAACCGCTGATTCTTGGAATAGACCTCGCCCGTGGTGGTGACGATAACTGTGTGTTTTATTTCCGCAGGGGCAGGGACGCGAAAAGTATTAAACCCATAATTATACCAGGCTCTGAGGTGGCTGATTCCACTCGCCTAGAAGCCATTGGTATTGATTTATTTAACCGATATCAACCAGACTATATATTTGGTGATGCCGGTGGTTTGGGTGCCCCGATATTAGACCACTGGAAAAAACTTGGATATAATATATTTCACATAAATTTTGGCGGTAGCAGTCCAAAAGATTGTTATCACAATATGACAGCGTATATGGGTTCAGAGTTCAAGGATTGGCTTAAAACGGGCGGCGCAATATGGGATGATCCTCGGCTTGAGGATGATCTCTGTATGCGTGAATTTGATTACATGCCCGATGGTTCAACGTTGTTTTTGGAGTCGAAAAAAGACATGAAAAAACGTGGCCTTAGTTCGCCCGATATTTCAGATGCTTTATGGCTCACGTTTTCATCGCCCGTGCCAAACAAGAATGTGATGGTTTCAACACATAAAAACATACAGATGAAAAATACGCTAAAGGACTATAATCCACTTGCTCATAGGCTATTAAAACATTAAAATGTTTACGACTTGGGGAAGTCATTAAAGTAGGGGGGATCACTTGGGTAATGCGTTTTCGGCATTGGGCAGTGTGACACAACAGATTGTGGGTAGCCCGTCACCATCACCAGCGGCACAAGAGGCACAGCTACAATTAAATGCTTCTAACACGGCGGAAACCACATTGTTGTCTAATGCCCAACAAGAAGATGAAAATTACCAACAACAACAAAGTTTAATTAATACACGTAACCAACAAGAAAATTCTCTTAATAATATTCAGCAAACACTTAAAACTAATCCTGTTTTGCCTGGTCAGATGTTAAAGATGGCCCCCAATCCACTATTGCCATTGGCATCATTGAAGGGTAAATAATGAAAACTCAACCAAGTCTAATTCCATACAAATTAAACGACAACGATATGCGTCAGATGTATTCCGATATGGAAAATTTGCGTGGGCGGTTGCTAACCGACCGCGCGCCATACGAACCACTTTGGTATGCGGTACGCGATTGTCTTGATCCCCAATTCACGATTTGGGACCCATCAATGTCGGGGTTCCCGTCATTCATCATTGATATTTTAAAGTTTAGTCCTCCATTCCAAGCGTTTGATGATTTAATGACGAATTTACAGAGTGGCATTACACCCGCTTCTCAAGAGTGGCATCAGATTGAACCACAGGATGAGGATTTGAGAGATGACGAAGAGGTGATGGAGTTTTGCCAGAAAGTTAATTCGTTGTATAAACAGGTTTTTCAGAAATCTAATTTCTATCAAACAACCCCAATGCTTTATAGGTCGTTCTCTCGGTTTTTAACTGGGGCGATTATGTCAGAGGAAGATTTCGACACCCATTGTCGTTTTACCTGTTTTCCCATTGGATCGTTTTATATTTCAAATAACAACAAAGGTGTAGTTGATACGTTTGTTTATGAATTCCGTTGGAAGTTACGTCAGATCGTTGAGGAGTTTTGTACTGACGAAGAAGGTAATGTGGATGTAAGTTTATTGGACGAAACACTCCAAAGCCAATGGAAATCGGAAACACAAAAAGAATTGCCAAAGAATATGGTTTTGGTGATTAAACCAAATCCAGATCACAATCCATCGGAAGCGAAATATAATCCGGCCAAGAAGAAATATTTGTGCGTGTATTATATTCGTGATGCGGGTAATAAAAAGATTTTGGAGTTGAGGGGATTTGATAAATTTCCAATATGGGTTGTTCGTTGGTTTAGACAACCCACCGATGCTTATGGTGTGGATGGCCCAGGTTTTAAAGCCGTTGGTGACACCAATCAGGTTTATGAGGAAGTAAAATTAAAACTTACGGCTTTGCAAAAAGTTATTGAACCACCCATGACCGGCCCCGCTTCCTTGGCCGGTTATCCTCGTGGAACTACGCCTGGATTTTTCACAATGTTACCGGAAGGGCAGAAGAATGATGGATTTAAGCCAGCTTATCAGATTCAACCAGACTTAAAAGCTATTCGTGAAGATATACAAGAATTAATTCAGAATATTAAAAAAACTTGTTTATCTGATTTGTTTAGGATGTTCACGGACGATCAAAAACTTCAACCACGCACAGCCACAGAAGTTTTGCAGAAAATTCAAGAGATGTATAACATACTTGGCCCGGTTTATGGTGCGTTGGAATATGAGTGGCTACAACCTATGTTTGATTGGATGTGGGATTTATTTGTTCGTCAAGGGGTTATGCCTCCCATACCCAAACAATTACAAGGTAAAGTTTTAAAAGTAACATTTGTTTCCCGTGTGGCGATGGCATTGAAGTTAGCTGAAACCACGTCATACGAAAAAGTTTGGGCGCAAGTTCAAGCTGTGTTTCAACGCAACCCCAATATAAGTGATGTGATTAATGACGATGAGATGTTAAGAAGTTATGGTGTTTTGTCCAACTTGTCACCCAAATTCTTTAATGCCGAGGATAAGGTTCAGAAAATCAGACAGACCAGGGCACAACAACAAAAGCAACAACAAACTGCGGAGCGTTTGCCTGCCGTGGCGGGGGCCGCTAAAGACTTGAACTCAGCCGGATTGTTACCCCAAGGACAAGGACAACCCCAACAGTGATAAATCAAAAAACCAATGACGTTTTAGCTAATAAAATAGATCAGGTGGTGTTTGATAAAAGAGTAAAAGCCAATACGGACGCGATTAAATTTGTGATGAGTGATAAGCGTGGTCGCAGATTTGTCTCTCAAGTACTAACTGATTTGGGTCAGACCAAAAAATTATTTGATACCAATGGCTTACAAATGGCTTATAATGTTGGGGAATATGAGGATTATTTGTATCTTAAAACATTAATTGTTAAATGTGCTGGATTTGATTTGTATTCAACAATGGAAAAAGAAGATATTGAACGGCAATTAGGTGAGGAAGAATACAAACAGTTGTTAATAAAAAAAGAGGTTGAAAAAAAATAAAGGAGAGTTTAATATGTCAGATGAAGTACAAGCTGTCTCAACGCCGAACACCCAAGTAAGCGCAGACAACAAGAGCGATTCAGGAGCAAAAGTAGCGACACCAGCACCCGCAGTCGAAAGCGGTGCGACTGCCGTTGCAACTCCGGTTATCCAGACTCCGACCGAAAAACCGACCGAACAGGCCGTACAACCTGCTAAGCCGGAAGTTAAGCCCGCAGAATCTTTGTTGGCTACAACGAAATCCCCGGAACCTGTCCAAGCTCAGGTTGTTTCCGCTGATAAGTTGAAATTACCTGAAAACTCATTAGTGCCGAAGTCCTACCTCGACGAAATCGTTAAAGAATCAAAAACAATCGAAGAAGCTCAAACCAAGGCGAATTTTGAACACGCCGCCATGGAGCGGGCTAAGGCGATTGCTATTACAGCAGAAAAATCTCAAGGGGATAAATGGATTGCGGATATAACCAATGATCCGGTTTATGGGGGAACACACCTCAATGAAACCGATCAGTTGGCCACCCGAACATTCAAAACGGTTTTTGGTGAAGATGAATTTAAAGAGTTTGCCGCTACATCGTGGGCAAAGAAACCGGGAATAGTTAAGGGACTCGCTAAATTGGGTAAGATGTTGGGTGAAGGTCGATTGGTTCCAGATCGAATGCCACCCACAGCCGGTGTGAGCGAAAAGAAAACGTGGGGCCAGGCGGTTTATGGCGGCAAGGGTGATATTGCCGACCACGAAGTGATGGCCTCAAGGTAATCCGAAATCTCTTTATCCTCTTGAAGAATTGAAAGGAAAAGAAAATGGCTATTATCGGAGACAAATACGCTACGATCATTGATCGGGCAAAGTTTCAGGATAAAGAAGGTAAAACCCTTCCCTTTATCCGTGCGTTGTCACAAGCCAACGCTTTGATTTATTGGTGGATGTTTGAGGAATGTAATCAAGCTCGTTCCCATGAAATTACAGTGGAAACCAGTTCGCCTCTGCCGTCTACCCGCATTATGAACCGTGGTACTATCCCGTCTTACGCAAAAGCGGCTCAGCTCGAAGAGGAAGTTGCTATCCTTGAGGACTGGCTGGAAGTTGATGAACAGGTTGCGTTGCGTGGTGGTGATGCCGAAAGCTATCGTGTCGAACAGTCTTTCTCGAAGATGGAAGCGTTTGGCCGTAAAGCTACTTACTTGTTCTTCTACGGAAATCGTGGAACTACCCCGTCTGATTTTAACGGGCTGTCCATGCGTTATTCCGCTGGTGGGACCAACGTAAACGCTGGGTCTAATGCTATCAACATTTTGGATGGTGGTGGTCGTAACAACACCAATTCGTCCATCTGGTTGGTTGGCATGGGGCCTCGTGCGATTACTGGTATTTACCCCAAGGGTGGGGTTTCTGGTTTCCGTCACCGTAACTGGGGATTGAAAGACAAAGAAACCGCCGTTGATATTAGTGGCAATACCAATGCTTCCATGTCGGTCTATAAAGACCAGTTCACTTGGGAGTTGGGATTGTGTGTCGCCGATTGGCGTCATGCTGTCCGTACCGCTAACATTGACACGCCTTCTGTGGAAGTTCTTCAAAATGATGCTGATTTGGCTTACTTCTTGGATGAGATGAAAGCCCGTCTGCCGTTTGAAACGAACGTTCCCCCGGAGCCGGGTGTTGAGCAGATCAAGCCGACTTACTATTGGTTCATGAACCGTGCTATGCAAAAAGGTTTAAGACACCAGATTAAGAATACGGTTATTCAGGGTGCGGGACTTGCTAAAGACGGTTATGAGAGAGCTTACAATCCTCAATGGATGTGGGAGTATGATGGTCATCCCATTGGGATTTGCGATCAGCTTTTGACTACCGAAGGCAACGTTGCGTTTGTTTAATTAAATAACCGGGCGAAAGTCCAATTAAAGAAAGGAATTTTATTATGGGTATGGGAATAGATGGTGAATTACAGCTTTGGGCTTCTGGTGCGCTGAATAGTGTAACTAACTATTCAACCAACGCTTACGATCAGGCTACTGCCGGGCGTCACATTGAAAACAGCGAAGAGATGGGTATGGCTGTTTACGTTAGTGCGTTTACGGCGGGAACCAGTGACGCTTATACGTTTAAGGTAATTTCGGATAGCGTGGGTACTCCGGCATCGCCCTCATCGCCAGCGACTGTTGCCACCATGACTTTGACGGCGGCTCAGGTTACGGCGTTGTTGACGACAAATGGTGGGCCAGGATCCTTTTTCTTGGCTATCGGGCCGAATACGATTAATCAGCAATATATAAGTGGGGAGTTGGATATTTCCAACACTCCGGGGACAATTACCCTGTCGGCTTATTTAATGCTGGAAGCGGATTTCAGCCAGAACGTTCCTCAACCGGCCAATTACACTCTGTAATTGTTTTGTTGGGAAAGTTGTTAAGTTTAAGAAGGCGTGGGTGGGTATTTTTTACCCACCTACGCTTTCACAAATTTTTAAAGGAGTGTTTATGCTCGTACAAGCCAAACAGATGTTGGAAGGACATCCATCGGGTTATTATTTTGATCGGATGATTAAGGCGGGAGAAATTTTTGAAATTCCTGATACGCTTGTTCCGCATTTTATGACTGACAAGGATGGAAAGGTTTCGGAAGAGCAGGCTTTTACTTCTGATGGTGTTCCTTTGACGGATGAAAAAGGCAAACCCACCATGAAGCCTGTTAAGCAGGCCGCTGTTTCTGTTGGCGCACGAAATGGTGGGGTTTTAAGGGAATATAGTGAGTTGGAAAGACGGCAATTAATCTTGGCTAAGAACGCCATTAAGGGATTGACTGCCGAGGACAAAAAATTGTATTTGAAGTATTTGGAGTATTCTCCGGTTTGGATGAAACCGGCTCCTTCTAAGGCTGTTCCAACCATTAACAAAGAAGTTAGTTCGCCTGAATCCGATATTAATAAATTGGGGATTCAGGATGCTGTTTCGTTAATTAACAAGACATTAGCCATTCCAGTTCTAAAACGTTGGTTAGAAGTGGAAGAAGAGGGACAAAAGCGGGAAGGTGTTTTGGGTGCGATTCACGCTCAACTCAAGAACGCTTCGGGTAGATAATTAAACGGTAGCCCCGACCGTATCGGGGCATTTTTTTTAAGGAGTAATAAAATGCGAAAATTGAAGATGGAATCAGAAAAAGATCATTCGGCAACTACGATTCAGGGAACACCCAAACCGGTTAATCCGGTTCAAAATTCTCAATTTGTGGTTACTCACCACGATATTTCGGAGAAGGTTCCTGAAACAATTACCAATCATTCCGATTGTGGATATGATGCTACCGAAGGGAATTAATGCCACTTAAAGGGGGATTTATGGCCGTAATTGATTTGTTCAAAAAAAAGAAAGTGGTTATTAAACAAGACAAGCCCACTTATGTTATTGGTAAAAAATTTAACAGGCTTGTGATTAAGCCTACGGTTAAAAAATAATGCTTCCTGATGAGTCCAACTCGTCTACGAGCATAGCCAATATGGCTTTGTGGTATCTGGGGTCTACGGACGAAATTCAAAATTTAGAAACCGATGCCAGCGATGAGGCTAGAGGTATAAAACTTTTTTATACCCACACGCTTAATGCCATGCTTCAACGATATGATTGGAATTGGGCCACGGTTTATGCTCATCTTCAACTAGCGCAACTTCACCCCAATGATGAGTGGAAATATGCTTACAAAGTACCCTCTGATTGCTTATTCTTTAGGCGAATTTGGAATGGAAGGCATGTTGACACAAAGTATGACACCATTCGATTTGTTAAGGGCAAAACACCGCAAGGTCAAGTTATTTATACCAATCACGGTAGACACTGTGAACATCCGCCGGGAACAATTTTAACTCCGCAAGAAATTGAATTTGAATCTAAACACTTTTCTCCACTTGGGGTTTATACCACTAAATCGTTCACCGAAGCAGATATGCCACCGATGTTTGTAGATGCTTTTGCTATGATTCTTTCTTGTGAGATAGCCGTTAAATATGGTGGGCCAGGGGCATCCAATCAACGTGAAAAGAATATGCTTTTGGCGGATCAATTATGGTCGCTTGCGGTTGTGCGTGATGCCAATGAAATTAGGCCAGACGAAGAATATATTTCGGATATAGCTAAAGCTCATCAAATGGGGGGGATTCCGTCTATGGTTGGTAGGAACGGAGGGCGGTGGGAGGCTCTACCGAATAATTACAATGTATAAATGGTTATTTTTTTTCTTAATAACCATTCCTTGTATGGGGCAAACACTTAGCTCAATATCCCCATCATCCGGTGTCGTTGGAACGCCCGTAACCATAAATGGTAATGGGCTATTTGGAAATGACAATGTTTATTTTGGGTCAATGCGTGTTAATATTTATTCTCATTCATCTTATGTTTTTGTTGTTAATGCCCCAAGCAATTCAGCCGGCACGGTTAATGTTTATGTTAATGCTTCTAATGCTTTAACCTTTACTTATATAACAAACACGCCTACTGGAACACCAACAGCAACAGCCACTAACACACCTACAAATACCCCCACGAACACACCAACTATCACAGTTACAAATACAGCTACAAACACAACCACCATAACATCTACTACTACGACAACCAGCACAGCTACAAATACGGCAACAATTACACCATCTTATACAAATACATCAACTCCAACCCCAACAATAATTCCCTATCTTCCTTTTTACGATGCAATTTCACAAGGATTAATACCTGGTTATTCGGAATTTAAAAAAGAAGGTTACATGCCGATTTCGGTTCTTGGTTCTTACGATTATGAAACCCAATGGGCACCAGGAGGGACTTATGTATTTCCTGTTACCGCACAATCAATGTCGGTTTCGTCCTCTAGTGTTAGCGATACTTCGGCTGGAGTTGGAATTAGAACACTTTTCATAATGTATCTTGATGGTTCGTGGAATAGCCAAGCACTAACAGTGACAATGAATGGTACAACGCCGGTAACGGTGGGAGCGGGTGCGATATTCAGAATAAAAAACATGTCAGCAATAACCACTGGTTCGGTTGGTGAGGCGGTTGGGAACATTGTGATTACGTCTTTGGGCGGCGCAGTTACCTATGGAGAAATTCTCGCTCAACTAACAAAAGACGAAAGTGGATTTTCGAGCGTGGCCAATGGAACTACACTCCACATTACAAACATCACATACACATCCGCTAGGGATTCCGCAAATATTGGAACATTAAGAATGAGGATTGACTCAACATATTCAGGCAACGGGCCAGTAACCACGGTAGGACAGTATTTTCCGTATGCAGTCTCGTCTTTATCAGGGGGTGCAATTCCCATCCCAATGGATTCGCCGTTGATTTTTCCACAAAAGACCGATTGGAAGATAACTGTTAAAGGTTCTGCTAACACAGAATCCAATACCCTAATTCAGGGATATGTAACAACGCCCTAATTGTTTATGAATAGAGGAAACTATGTTTTCATTTTTACAACGTAATTTTTCTGGCGGAGAAATCTCGCCAGATTTCTATGCCAAACATGATCTACCTAAATATGGCATGAGCCTTAAAACGGTAAGGAATTTCTTTATTGATCGTTTTGGCAATCCCAATAAACGCACTGGCACAACCATGTGTGGCACTACACCATCGAACAATCCAGTTAAACTTATCACGTTTTATGTTACTCAGTCTCAAGGTGTTTTGCTTGAGTTTACTAATGGCAAATTAAGGCTTTGGTATAACGGTACGTTGATTACCGATCCAGATGGAACGGGTAATGGATATTTAACAACGCCTTATTTGTCTGATGATTTAACGAATATAAAACATAGACAACCACCGGGACAAACCATGTATTTTGTGCAAGGCGATCATCCTCCGCAACAATTAGTTTGGACGGGAACAGATATAAATACTGGATGGGCGTGGAGTCCGATTAATTTTGTACCGAGTGTGTTATCGGATACCGCTATTGTTACGGCGGTGGCGGGTGCCAGCGGAACAAATAATTATCAATATAAAGTAACTATTGAAGATTTATCTACCGGAGAAGAGAGTTTTCCTATGCCAGTTGGTGTGGCGCAAACCCCCCAAAATGAAGTTCAGGGTATAACTGGCACAAATGCACCCGTTGATCCCGCAAATCCAATAAACGGATCAATTACAATAAATTTTAATGGACAATATTATACAAGCTCCGGGAGTGATTCGATTGCCCAAATACAGGCGGGATTAAATGCTTTAAGTTCTATTGGTGGCGTGGGCGGAAGTGTTGTTGTTAATGGAGATATGATAAGCGGTTCTGCGTGGTTGGCTTTGTTTTATTTTGGGAGTGCGCTTCCCGCCAATCCCATAAAAATAGAATTTGCGGGTAGTTTGGCAAACGAACCACAGCCAATGATTACTCTTTCAAATAATACCTTTACTTGTGTTAATTATCCGTCTGGTGTTCCTGATCCCGTGGCTTCTGAAATAACTCCTGGACAATCTCAATATTTAGGGGCAACACAAATAACATATTTGAATTGGAATTCTGGACAAAAAGCCATTGATATTATTGTAAATGGAAATCACAACTTAAATAGCGGAGATCAAGTTTTGCTTTACAATACTAATTGGCCTCAATTAGATAATCGTATTTTTAATGTATTTGTTGTTTCTGAAAATGAGGTTTATATATATGTTGATGGAAGTGAATACACTGAAAATGCGATAACAACAAAATCTAGGATGCAAGCTATACAAATATATTTGGCAAATTGTGCGCAACCCACTCTTTCAAATCCTAATATGTTGAGTTGGTCATATAATCCAGATAATATAGGTGGCTCATATCCCCAAAATGTAACCTATAATATTTATAAGGGTGCTGGTGGAGTATTTGGATTTATTGGAACTACACAGGGTGTTAATTTTGCTGATACAGGCATTGTTCCCGATGTTAATTTTGATCCACCTAATAATGCCCAAAGATTCGTTACGTCCGATGATTATCCAACCGTTATTGAGTTATTTCAGCAACGATTGATTTTGGGAGCCCCTCAAAAGAATCCGCTTGAATTGTTAGCTTCAAGGGTTGGTTTTTATACCAATTTTACGGATCACTACAACATCCAGGCCGATGATGCCATTGATGTGGTTCTTGAGGCAAAACACGGAGGCACGCTTCAAAACGCCATTAGTTTTGGATTTCTTATACTTTTATTGGACACCGGAGAAACCGTTGTGGCCGGTGACGGCACGGGTACATTCACCCCGCTTGCCGCAAACAATAGGCCACAAACTTTTAATGGATCGTCATTCTTGTCACCCATTGTTACTAATCAAAATGTTATTTATGTGCAGGCTCAATCCAGCCTGGTACGGGATATATCGGTAACTATATCTCCCTATGGATTTACTTATCTTTCCGGTTCTGATGAATTAACCATGTTTGCAGAACACCTTGTTCAGGGACATTCAATTGTTGAATGGGATTTTCAAAAGTTAATGGATTCAACAATTTGGGCCGTTCGTGAAGATGGAAAACTTTTGGGTTTAACTTACATAAAAGAACAGCAAATTTGTGGGTGGCACCAACACGATACCAATGGTAATTTTGAAAATGTGTGTGTGGTTCCAGAAGGTTTGGAGTGTGTTCCTTATTTTTGTGTTAATCGTAATGGAACAAGGTTTATCGAGAGAATGTCAAGCGACCAATGGACAAATATCTTGAATGCCAATTATCTTGATTGCATGACTTCGTTTGATGGTCGAAATACCACACCCACAACGATGACCTTATCGCTGACAGCGGGAAGCACTTTATGGGACGGTACACAAAACTTAACGCTTACAGCATCCGCTCCATTTTTTGCAAATTCAATGGTTGGTGATGAGATATTTCTTTATGGCACAGATGGCTATTTATTGCGTTTTGTTATTGAGGGATATACTAGTACAACCGTTGTTACCGGAACCGTGCGAGAAACCGTACCCGATGGCGCAAATTCATATCAAACAGATGGCACCATTAATTCCAATATGCGTAGTGTAGCAATAACCAAGTGGTCGCAAGCGGTTTCTTCTTTAACGGGACTTGATTATCTCAATGGCTATAAAGTAGCTGTTTATGCGGACGGAACATTGGTTGCTAATCCCCAAAATAATGATTATCTCACATTAACGGTTTCTGGTGGGGCTTTAACGTTGCCAGAAAACTATGCGGTTATTCATGTTGGGTTGCCCTATTTAGCTGACCTCGAAACACTAGATATTGACGATCCTAAGGGAGAAACCTTTATAGATAAAAAAATGAAAGCTAATCGTTTTCTTTCTTATGTTAAAAACACACAAGATTTTTATGTAGGCCATAAGAACCCAGATACTAATCCAAGGTCTCCCCAAAATCAGCCAGTTCCAGGCACAACGAATCTGGTTTATGGGTTAATTGAGTCCGGTAAACGAAAAGATGAGAATTATGATAATCCAACAGCTTTAAAAACTGGTAGAATATTAACACAAGTACCATCATCGTTTGATTATGGTGCGTCAATTTTTATCAGAAGTATTGACCCAATGCCTTGCAATTTAGAGGCCATTGGTGTTCAGGCTGATTTTCAAACGGGAGGAAAATAATGCCTTTAGATATTCTAAATCCGACACCCCCGCCATTACCCGATATTGGTTTGACCGATCCGTCCATTCCAATTCCAGACCAAACAGTTATTCCATCTAATAGCACATCGTCTTTGTTAAAAAATTTGGGTGGTGTTGGGGACATTTTAAGTGGTTTAATTGATTTGAATGGTGCTGGACAGCAAGCAAATGCCGACATAAAACAGGGACAATTTCAGTCCCAACAACTTGAATTAAATGCTCAGTTAGCCGATTTGCAGGGTAAAGAGGCTGGTGAAAAGGGACAATTTGAGTCGGAATTGGAAAATGCAAAAACAGCAGGCATTGAAGGGCAACAAAAAACGAGTTATGCCTCTGAAAATGTTAATTCTAATTTTGGTTCGGCCAGGGCCGTACAACAAGAAACATCTAATCTTGGCGGCATGGATTCTGCTACCATAGCCCATAACGCCAACATGGAAGCGTGGGGATATAAGATTAAGGCACAAAATGAAGAAACCGAAGCCGCAGAAACTACAATAGCGGCAGAAAATAAAGCTAATCAAACCATGCTGGGTGGTACAGCAGGATTTATAACCAGTGGCATTAAAGCCATTGGTGCATTCGGGGGGGTATAAAGTGAGAGTTCCAACGGTTGAATCACCAAGCGCACAACGAGAAGTTCCTCCCGGAATAATACCCAATGAGGAATTTACAACCCAAGCTCCCATTGAGGCGTTTGGTGGTGGCCCCGAAGCCGAAGCCGCCAACAGAGCTGTGCGAGGTGTCACCGAAGAAGCATCTGGTTTAATGGAAAAATTACGTAAAAATGCCGATGAGGTGCGTGTTAATGATTTAACTCTTAAGGCGGCAAATTATAAAGATCAATTATTGGCTACCGCTAAACAAGCCGAGGGTGATAAAGCACTTTCTCAAATACAGCCCACGCAAGATGCTTACGAGAAATATGTTGCGGACTTAAACAAGAATGTTAATGGTGAATACCAAAGTCAGCTATTTAATAATAGATCAACTGAGTTAAAAAACAGCCTACAAAGTGAATTGCAATCTCATGCGGGCGAGGCTTTAAAACAAAAACAAAAAGAAGATTATGGGGCATTAGTTGATATTTATCAAAATCAATATGCCAAAGCTCAAACAGATGCCGATAGAAATTTAGCCAAGAAAAACATGGATGATTTAACCGAAAAAACAATGAGTGGTGTTTATGGATATGGGCCAGATCACGAAATAACACAAAAACAGAAATTGGATAATTTTAGCACCGCACTGGGAACAAGGGTTATGCTTGAGGCCAGAAACGGAAATTCTGATTTAGCTTATAAAATCATCGATGACAATCCAGATGCAATTAATGAAAAACGTATGCCACAACTTTTGCAACACGTTCAAGAAGTGGATGTGGTGAACACGGCATTACGAGATTCGGCTAGCTTAAAACAATATCAATATGGTGATGGAACTTATAACTTTGCGGCGATTGAGGCGGATGGCAGAAATGTTCAAAAAGACAATCCCCACTGGACAGATGAAATGAGAGATAAGTGGGTTGGAAAAATGATTGAATATGCTAGAAATCAAAGATTGGTTTCCGATACCAATAAAAAAGAAACGTTTGATACATATTTTAATCATTTCCAACAAGCACACGATAAAGGAATTAGCTACGCTGACGCACAAAAGTTAAATACCACATTGGGTACAAAATTTAATACAGATGAAAGAGCATTGGGTTCTAAGGTTTTGGATTACATTTATAATCGTGACTTGAATATCAATCCCAGTAACATTAAGAATTTTAATGGTTTAATTGAATCAATGGGAAATAAGGATTTTTCTTATAAAAATATTACCGATGAATTAACAAACGGAGATATAACACTCCAACAAGCCAATGATGCCGGAAGATATTGGGCTAAATATGTTAATGGCCCCAATAGTGCCGGTTTAAATCCGGCCATTAAACAAGCTAAAGATTCTGCCATGTCTTTGGCAAAAAGACAAACGAAAGACCCAGATGAATTAGAAGAATTTAATCAAATGTTAAATCAACATTCCGTTGATATGAATCCGACAGAATTATTGGATTATGCTAAAAAATCACTAGATTCCGCCGATTGGAAGGGGACATTTAATTTTGAAAAGGATTATGAAAATTATAAATTAGATAAAGATAAATGGGACACATATAACAAAGATATTGGTGACGATGTTGTTAATAAAATTGTTGATTCAAAGTCATTAGAGCAAGGGAAAATATATAGCCAGGTTTCTCCGCTTGATGTTTATGATTTTGGAAATAAAATTAAATGTGATGACGCAAGTGTTTCTGGGACGGGAAGAATAAAGAGCGGAACTATTGGTAATGCGGCAATTAAGTATTTTATGAAAACGAGGCCGGGACAAACACTTGATGCTGAAAAAATAAATAAAATCATTGATAATGCCCGTGCCTATGGGATTGATCTAAATGCCCAATAACGATCAAGACATTCAAAGCAAATTAATGGCTGGTGTGGATGATATTCACAATCAACCAATAACCAATAATAATGAAGATTTAAAAGATAAATTATTATCCGGTGTTCCAGATGAAGCCAATCCAATTCAAAAGTCTATGGATGCTGTTAAAAATACAGATGCCACAAAAAACACTATGATTATGGATGGCGTTCAAAAAACCGGATTAGACCCATCTTTTGTTGAAAACAATTTGGAAGATATAAATAAATCAAAAAATATTCCACAACAAAACATATTGAACGATATTTCACAAAACCATCCTAAGTTAGCAGAAATATTGAGCGATCCCAAGAATATGGCGGTTTCGCACAACGATATTCCCAACTTAATTCAAACATCTCAAACCATTAACGATCATCACGAAGCCACATCTATATTAAATTTTGACAAAACCAATTCACTTTTAAATGGAATTAAACCGACTGCTAACAATCCAATGAATGATGTTCTTTCTGGTATGATGGAAAATTTTGCCAAAATAGGCGAAACGATGACAGAAGCTCCCGCCGCTTTGATTAATATTTTGGGTGAGTTGGGCGAGGGCGAAGCGGGAATATCTCACCAGCCAAATAGTAATTTACCCATTGAAAACGCATTAAGTAAAGAGGCCGAAAGTGCGGAGGCTTGGTGGCATCCCGCATCAATAGACGGAAAAATTACTGATCGGTGGGAATCGGGAGATCAGGTGGGTGCGGTTAGATTGGGTACCGCTCAATTTTTAAGTAATTTTCCGACTCTTGGAACCGCTTTATTGTTTCCACCACTAACAGCCGGAATATTGGGGACTGAATCTGCCACAGAAAACATGAAGAAAGCTCAATCGGTTGGGGCTTCTGATACACAACAAAATGCCGATGCTTTATTTAGTGGAATAGCAACTGCGGCAACAATGTCCGCCGGCCCATTGAAAATTATTGATGGGTGGGCAAACAAGTTGGGCCCATCGGGCGCAAAAGCAATTTTATCGGGAGTTTTAGGTAAAATTTTCAAGAGTCAAGCCATTATGGTGGGATATAGCGAAATTGGTGGATATGCTCAAGATTTAATTGATAAAGCCACGGGTGTAAATCCACATGCCACTGATAATGAGATTGAAAAAAGTAAAGAACGTTTTGCCTCTGGATACATAGGCGGAACCCTATTGGGTGCGCCACACTTGGCCGGAAATGAGGTTTCGGAGACTAAAAAAATACCCGAATTAGAAAAAGCTGGCATGACAGAATTAAACAAGAATTTTGTTATCGCCAATGTAAATAAAACAGCTTATTTACAAATGGAAAAAGACGCACAAGAATCTAAAACAAAATCTATATCCAAAGATGTTCATAAAACAATTACAGAACCATTGAGAGATAACAAATCATCCCAATTAATTAGCTTTCCCGTGGATGAAGTTGAAAAACTTTATCAATCTCTTGGGAAAAACCCCCAAAAAGATTTTGAAAAAATGGGTGCTGGAAAAAGTTATAAAAACGCACTCGATGGCGGAGACGAAGTTTCTTTGCAAATGGCTAAGTGGATTTCCGAAAAATCGGGAACGCCAGAATATGCGGGACTTGCGGATCACGTTAAATTTGATTCTGATCAGCGCACCGTTTCGGAAATGAAAGACGATATTAAATCTCGTCAAGATATTGATAAATTAATGGAGACAAAGAAATTTGAGGCGCAAGCTAAAATTGATAGTATTAATAGTGCCACCGAACCCGCTAAGGGAATTATAGAAAAAGTAAAAGATTTGTTGGTGAAAAAAGAGAAAAAAGAAACATCTCCGTTAGATAAAATAAATGTTAATCGACTTCACTTAGAAGCCGAACACCGATCAAGTGTTGCTGAAGAAGTACCGATGAAATTTGATGATTTGGTTAAAAAGCACTTAAATTTATTAGAAAAAAGGGATGAACTTTCTGCCGATAAAATTCAAAAATATGTTGATTGGTTTGAACCTAAAGTTGTTAGTGAACCAGAGAAAATTGATCCCACCGTTGAATCAACATCTATTTGGTTGGAGTCTCAAAAAAAATCAATAGATAATATGAGATTGAACAATAATGAATCTAAAACCACAACCAATCAACCAGAAGCATTAAGAATACATCAAGAACAAGCCAGAGTGGCCACCGAAAAGGCCAAAGAAATTATTGATAATCTACCCTGGAAAAACGCTAAGAACATTCTTGCGTTTGCCAAAAAAGAAAAGATGGCCGCATTAAAATCGGCATTGACCGATGATCAGAAAAAATCACAAAAATATTTTGAGAAAGCAATCCTAAATCACGCTTTGGCCGTAGAGGCCACAAAGGTTAAAGATACAATAAATGGTGCCTATGATTTGTTTAGTAATTTTTCAAAAAAAGACTCTGCTCTCGCCAAGGGAAGGGATATAGATTTGATTAATGCGGGACGCAGAATTTTGGAACAATTTAAGAATGGCAAGGCCGGAGATAGTCCACTTGATTTATTGGAGGGATTAAAACAATCTCCACAAGACCTAGATTCTTATATGGGTTTAAGAGATAAACTTATTTCAGCCATGTCTATCCAGGGTAAATTTAAAGAACTTGCCTTGGGTGATTTCAAAGAAGTTCGTGACACGGTTCAAGCATTATGGGATAAGGCTGGAAGTGTTAATAAAATCAAAATTAAGGGCAAATACGAAAATTTACAAGATGTTAAAAATCAATTTGTTACACATAATCAGGATTTGCCAAAATCAAATTTATATGATACCACTCGCAAGGCTTTATCTGATTTTCAAAAATTTCAAATAGGATTTTTGCAATTAAAGGCCAGTTTAAGGATGGCTTCTTCTTGGGCCGAAGTTATGGATGCCAATGACCCAGAAAGACCATATCAAACCAAACTAATTCAACCAATTAGAGACGCCTCGAATGATTATAGAATTGAGAGTGATAAATATTATCACAAATTATTGGATGCTTTAGACCCAATTAAAGACACATTGGATAATAAATCGATTAAATCGAAAGATTTAAAATATGAATTTGGCGGAATGAATGAAGTTATGGGTGCCCTGCTTCATACCGGAAACGACAGTAATCTTCAAAAGTTGCTGAGGGGAAATAGGGATATAGACGGCAATCCTTGGGGTGATTTTTTCAAAGATGAAAACGGAAAAATTCAAACAGATGAAACGGGAAAGCGGTTATTAAACACATCTCGATGGGATGCGTTTATAAAAGAACTGGAACATAGTGGTAAATTAACCAAAGCGCATTACAAGGCGGTTAAGGGAATTTGGGATATTATGGAGGAATTAAGGCCACGCCTTCAAGATTCTCACAAAGAAATGAATGGTTTTAATTTTCCTGAAATTTTACCCAGAACACTTCACACTCTTTATGGAGACGTGAAGGGGGGGTATTTTCCTGCAAAAGTTGACCCTTGGAAAAATGAAGATGCACACAACAGAGAAGCCAAGGCTGAAATAGAAGCTCAATACGATAATACGATTTTCCCAACCGTGGGCAAAGGTTCAACTTTGGCTAGAAACGAATTTTATGCCGAACCGCTTAAAATGGATATTTCTCTCGCCATGCACCATGTTGATTGGGCCTTGAGATATATTCACCTTCAACCAAGAGTTCAAGAAATAAGCAGATTAGTATTTAATAAAGATTTTAGAGCCTCTTTAGGACAAACCGATCCGATTGCCGCAAGGTCAATTTTATTACCCTGGCTAAGAACTGCCGCCAGGCAACGTACGGAAGAATCTACAGATTATCCGTTTTTAGATAATGCTTTTCATTTATTGAGGCGAAATGTAGGACAAGCATATTTAACGGCTAACATAGCAGATGTTCTTTCAAGAACCATGAGCTTATCTTTGGCCTCTTTAAAGGTAAGTCCAACTCACATGGCCAACGCTTTTGTAGAATACACACATCACCCGTTTGAACTAGCCGAAGCCAACAGAGCGGAATCTAAATTTATGGCAACTCGCCCAGGTGTGATTTCCGGACTGGAAACCCAACAACTCATTAACAACATTATTTTCAATAAAAATTTTTACAATAAGTCCAATGATTTTTTAGATAAACACGCTTATTGTTTACAAATGATGATTCATCACATGATGGATCATGTTGTTTATCATGGAGCTAAAGAAGAGGCACTAACGCCCAAAGAAGAGGGGGGATTGGGTTATTCAATGCAAGATGCCATAAGACACGCCGAAGATACCGTCATTAAGACTCAGGGATCATTTAATCCAGAAGAAGTTTCTCCTGTTATGACTGGAACTCCATTTAAAAAAATGATGATAATGTTTTATGGATTTTTTAACACTCAATATAATTTGGCGGAAACTGAATTTGTTAAGGCTAGCCGTGGATATGGAATTGAACGTGGTGTTAAGGGTATCGAATATAAAGAACAACCCCAAATTGGACCACCCGCACCATTGGGTGCAAAACAATACGCATTAAATAAATTGGTGGATGGGGCTGGACTTTCAAGGCGGGTCGCAAGATTATTTTTGGTTTATATGATGGGGGGGGCGGCCACAGCAATCTTGTGGAAAACTTATCACAATGAGGTGGGCGGAAGAGGTTTGATTGGTAAAACACCAGATGAAACAATGCCAAAGGCATATTTGGATTGGCTATTTGGTTCCCAATTAAGAAATGCGGCGGGTGTTATTCCTTGGACAAGTCAGGCTCAAGAGTTTATTAGTCATCAAATGACGCATGGTAAATTTGGGTCAGATATGCAAATAAGTCCGGCGTTTGACGCTTTAGAAACGGCCATGAAAACCCCATTTGAAATAAACCACGCCTTACATCACGAGGGATCGGCCCGAATTGCTACAAGAGATTTTATGAATACATTAGCCACTTTTGGTGTTAGACCAGCCACATGGTTGGCTCGTCCAACGTCTTATCTTGCGGGATTACGATCACACGAATATAGATCACGTGGGGCTTTGGATTTTGCTAGGGGATTGGTATCCGGAACTCCCCAAAAATAGGTTGCTTACTTTAATGCTTTGGGTATAATGTTTAAGACTTTAAAATTCGTAAGGGGAAGATTATGAAGAAAATTTTGATTGCTTTGATGTTGATGGCAAGCGTGGCTAATGCTACAGGTAGTATGAATCCTGGGTTGTGGACACCAACGGCCACCTTTACTCCTACAGCTACTTATACGGGCACTATATCGGTATGGAAAACTGCTGTCGCTGGTTATACGGCCACAGCCACTTATACTCCCACTCCATTCACTACGGCTGTTATTTTGGGTTCAGTAAGTAAAGATCAAGTAGTTTTGAATGTTCCCACATATCAAGCAACACTAATACCTGATCCAGCTAATGTAGGTCAATATCATGTTTGGATTTTTTCTTATGGTAAAACCTCAAGTGCTTTTGTGTCACCTAATAATCGTGATCCCAGTTTAGAGTCGGTGGTTATTTTGGCCAAAGGTCATCCAACCCCAACCCCATTTGCTTTATCTACGGGTTCATACGTCAGTTTATACACTAATCAAATTGTTGTGGCTAGGGCGCAACGTGGTTATCGTGCCAAGATTCATCGAAGTGTTTATAATGTTACCGACAGTAAAGCTCAATATCCTTTTATAATTGGAGTAAGAACACCATCTACTTATGCTCCTACTCCTAATTCTTATGGTGGATTAACTAAGTCTGTAATTTGGGCAGTATATGGCTATGCGACATTAACCCCCACGGCTACTCCGACAATAACTAAAACTCCGACTAATACAATGACTAACACTGCAACCATGACGGGAACCAGAACTCCTGCGGTAGCAACCAATACACCAACTATAACTTTAACGCCCACCATCACCCCAACACCCACCAATACACCAACACCGAGTAACTGATGACTATCTCGTCAACAACCATAAGGGCTGATTATTCGGCAACCTCCCCGACTACCGGCCCTTTCGGTTTTAATTTCAACTGTTCAGGCATAAATTCACTTGAAGTTATTCAAACTGACACTTATGGAAATGACACAATCCTATCTTTGAATACGGGTTATACGATTGTTGGGATTTTATCGCCAGGTGATTATTCGCAAGGTGCCAATATTACTCTAATAAATGCGCTCTTAGCTGGTGAGCATTTGGCGATAATTTCTAATGTGGATGGGACACAAGACACATCCATTAAAGACAATCAGCGATATTATGCTTATGTGCATGAGGCTGAATTTGATACGTTGGCAACCAAAGATTTACAGCAACAAGAACAGATAAACAAAAGCATTAAAGCACCAGATAGCGAACCTGCCGGAACAGTTAATTTAACTCTTCCATCCATAATCAATAGAGCATCAAAGTTTTTGGGATTTGATGTTTTGGGAAATGTTTCTTTGTCGGGTGTCATAAATACGGTCATAAATTCATTTTGGGCAACGTTATTGGCATTTACCAATGAATTTTCATTAACCACATTTTTGCACATCCCCACACAAGAATTTCAAGAGTCAAACTTAAATTCAGTCAATTCCCCATTTAATGATTACAACCCTGGCGGATCATATTCAAAATATGGTTTAATTAATATTATCCCACAAGGCGGAAATATAGTTTTAACTGGAATGTATATTCCCTATGGAATATCAACATTTGGAACACAAAGGACAACAATTTTTAACGAATCTTCATATACAATAACCTTGAAACACAATGATGGACAATCAGCGACAAGTAATCGGTTTTTTTGTCCCGGTGCAATTGATTTTGTATTGGCCGCAAATACTGGTGTTGATTTAATTTATGCTAAACAATTTAGTTCACCCGGTTCGGCTTGGTTGGTAATTTCTTAAAGGAGTTTTGCGATGAAAAAAATAATTTTTGCTTTAATTCTAATGACAGGAACAGCCAATGCGCTAACAACATTTGTGGTTAATTCGTCCAGTTCTTCAACTCCAGTAACAATAGCGATTGCACCAGGGACGAATAAGGCATATTCGTTTGAGTGCATGATAACCTCAACGAACAAAACGAGCGCACCTATTATTGTTACTTCTGGTGGAACAACGGTCATTAAAACGGATGTTTCATCTAATGGATTTATTACACCCTATATTTTTCAAAATCCATCAACCAATAACGCAATTATTCTTTACAACACGTCTGGTGTTACCGAAATTGATTATAATTTTGAATTATTTCAGAGTCCGGGAAATACCAAATAAGGCGGCGAAGCGTGAAATACTTTCTTCTAGCCTTCTTCCTGACGGTTCCGATGTGGGCGCAGACTGAATCCGATGCGCTGAATCAAGCGTGGACAGATTATGTTTATTGCAAGGGAACAGTTGCTTCGTATGATTCGGCACACAATAGTTGGTTTATTAACGAGAGCGCATTAAGTAATCCGGTATCAGTCTCCGTTTTTGAAAATTCTCTCGCCCAACTCAAATTAGAATACGCTCAACTTCAAAATGATGATGACGCAAATTCCGTCACAACTTACAAGTACTCTCTCACATCATTGGGTCAAGAAATTGCATCGTGTGACTTTATCGTCAACAACATCATTCCGAGTTTGGTTGATAAATGAAAAAACTTTTATTTTTAATCCTTTTTTTATTGATTCCCTTCTCAGCTTGGACGCAAGTTATCCCCGCTATCACTCCCTATACTGTTGCTGTTGGATATCCAGGCCCTTCTTGCGATGGGTGTGCTTCTCCAGGTGGCACTCCTTTTTATAATGGAGATGTTGCTGTACCTGTAACAAATACGACTGTGAACGTTATTCGTATTTACAATGCCTATTCCTCCCAAACTATTCAGGGTTACATTGATAACTACAATACAAGCACTTGGGTCGCTAACGCTTGTGGTTATGCCGGAACCGCCTCTTGGGTTGATATTCCAATTACGCCCATTACACTTACGGCGGGTGTTTCATATATTGTTGGTTATATAACTTCGGATACGACCTATGCATATGGGCTCCCAGC